GCAAACTCCTTTTATAATTAAGAATAAATTCAAAGTAGCAGAATTAGGTAAAGCAGCAAGTACTTTATTGGCAATGGCTTCTTACATTAAAGAAAATAGAGAGGGGTTACCCAGACCATCTCCAGTATCTCTGTTATTCCATGGTTCCACAGGTATAGGTAAGACATATTTGATGCAGGCAGTCATTCCAAAGGTTCTTTCTAAAAGATTGGGTAAGAGAATTTCGACCTACAATAAAAATCCAGAATCTCAATACTGGGATAGTTATGATTACCAAGATGTTGTCATATTTGATGACATAGGGGCAAAACAAAATCAAGAAGATTTGAAAGATATTTTACTTTTAGACGGTAACAATCCTTTAGGTTTAAATATGTCAAGTATAAATGATAAGGGTAAGATGTTCATTTCTCCTTTTTTATTTTACACAACTAATTCCTTACATATTCAAAGTTCTAAACAATATACTAATAGAGAAGCAGTAGATCGTAGGTTATATAAGAACGCTTATACAGTAACTTTAAGAAAAGATTTTGAAAAACCAGATGGGACTATAGATAAACATAAAATTGAGGGTAAGACACCAGATCAAGTTTACCAATTTACTAAAATAGAGAGAGTTAGGAAACACGGAGGCGAGTTAGAACCTGAGCAAACAAGGTTGTGTAATTTTAAACAAATTCTTAATGAAATAGTTTACCAATATTATGATAATTTGAGAACAACTCCTAAAGTGCACGAATCTTTGGTTGGTGAGTGGAATGGTAAATATAAGGGTATGGATTTGACAGAATTATTGAATGATGGAGAGACTTATACTGAGCAGGGGGGTTTTGCTGACTACTTAAAAGATGTTTTTACTAAGAGAAGTGTTCCAGGGTGCAGAGATGGTAGTATGAATCAGAATTTTAGGAACGGGGATCAAAGAGCTAATGCTGCTTTTGCTAAGAAATTTAATGAGAGTAGTATTTATTTTGCTAAAATGTATGCAGCATGGGGTTGTAAAGAACTTTATTATGATACTATAAATAATTGTATGGTAGATTTAACGGTAAATAAGTATTTTGAGTTGGGTCTGGAAAGATTAGAAGATAGAGTAACTAATTTGATTATGTATGCCTCTTCAAGTACTGATATAGATAAATATGATTCAGATTTCTTCAAATTTATTGTAAGGGCTACTGGGTTATTTCCTGATATGACGTATGCCAGAGATTTGTGGGATAGTTCCAATACGGGTTATAGCTGGATTGTAAGATGGGCCGAAATAGGTGAGGAGATGCACGATTTAACTGGCGATTATGGGGGAGCAACTTTTGCTGAGAAGTTTAGGTCAAATTTTAAAAGAGGTGTTAGAGGTCTTAGTGTGATTTGGGGTGATGTAAATGAGTTGATTCATGATACTTTAAATTATCAAAATGATTTCATATTCAAGCTTTCTGGGTATTTGAACTATATTAATTTGGTCCTTATTATGATTTGCGCTATTCAACTTTCAACAATTTTTGTGGGTGATTTAAGCTATATTAA